ATCATCTATAAATCTATAGAAAGAATAAGTGCATAACCATCGTTTCTACTGGCTATACACTTATTATACGAGGAGATGTGCCATGAATAAATTAGATATGAAAAATTTTCAAATAATATTGGAAGATGATATAAAGAGAAAGTTGTTTGAGCTTATCCCAGAAAATTCTTCCCAAAAAGAAATACAAGAACGATTAAATACTATGAGTGCAAGTGATAGAGAATGGGTTTTTAATGTTTTTGATAAATCAAAGGCCTTGATAAAGAACCAAGAAAAATATTATAGAATTAACAGCTTACTTTTGGCTCTGATGATATGTGGTGCCATTGCTTTCTTTACTTTCGCTTTTTTACAACGAAATTATGACCATGATGTAGTATATTATATTGTGTGTACGCTATTTGTAGTAATTGAAATAGCAGTGTGTTTATTAACAAGGTATTTTGTAAAAAAAGGAGATAAAAAGTTAACAAATGAAGAATTGTATTGAAATGAACTGGGAAAATAAATAAGCGTAGATAGTAGGGTGATTTTTATTATAAATGTAGTTGAATTAAAGTTGAATAATGTGATAAAACCAAGTGCCGATCAAAGTACTTGGTTTTTTGTTGCTACAATGAAAGGGGGAATGTCTTGTGGACGAAAAGGAAGTATTCGAAATCTGCAACCAGGTAGACAGCTTCATCGCGGAATATCTGACAGAATCCATCGTAAAGGGAACCTCGTATGACATGCTGGAAGCGCACCACGGCATTCTCCCGATCAGCAGGAATTGCTTTTATCGCAGGCGGCGGATTGTTCAGCGGGTCATGAAGCAGAGGCTGGGGCGGATCGTGGAGGAGCAGAATGGGCAGTTGAGGATGGTGTGGTGATATTGCAAAAATTGGTAATAAGTGTATAATTATTACATGAATAGACAATGGGGAGGCTATGTTATGAAGTTAAGAAATATTTATATGGCTTGCAAAAGAAGTATAGAGCCAATCAGTAATATTCGTTTTATTCAAAAAAAAGTCGGCATAACACAATATTGTGTTAGTGGTTGGAATGCCGCACAAACCGCAATATTGAATAATTTAAAAGAAATTGAATTCTTGAAAGATAAAACAGCTGCACTCATCAATGCAATACCTCAAGCATTAATAACTAAGGATGAGTTCGAGGTAAGTTCGTCAGATTGGGAGATTATAAGAAATAGATATAAAGAATTGTCGACAAGCTTACAAGATGTAATTAATTTGTATGAGTCAATGGGGGTTGAAAATAATCAAGCTCCAGGGTTAGACATAAAACTCCCACAGTGTAAAGACTTTAATGAATTTAGGGAATGTGTTGAATCACTGGACTTTATTCTGTATAAATGCCCTTTTTTTAAGGTTGAGGGGGAAGACCTTAAGTTTGACTCTATGGATATAGGCTCATTGTGGTTTACTTTTCTTGTTGTAACGGCAGGAACTGTGACTGCAAGTGTTATTCTAAATAATGTAGCTGCATTTATTGATAAGTGTTATGTGATAAAAAGTCACAAATGCTCTATTGAACAGCAAAAAGCTATGATACAAAAAATGGATATTGACGAAGAAACTAAAAAGATATATATGGAAGGAACAAAACGCGTATATAAAGAACTGGTAAATAGTGTAGTTGCGGAATTAGAGGAAGAAACAAACATAAAAATGAAAGATGGAGAAGAGGTAGGATTTACATCTCAAGCATTTGATAAGGCTATTGTACTTTTAGATAAAGGAATGCAGTTTTACTCAACGATAGATGCACCTCAAGATGTGCAGGCCCTGTTTAAACCGTTGGAGATGAAATATATTGAGACACAAAAGACAATAGAAGCTATTACGCAAAAAGAAGAATGAAAGGGAAAAAATCAGAGAGCTTAAAAACTAGGCTCTCTTTTTTGTACCCTAAATTGGTACAAATACTATGAAATGCTGATTTATAATTATGGCATGAGGTTAAGAAATATGGAGGATAAGAATTGACAGAAATAGAGAAGAAAAAGGAATATTTAAGAGAATACGAAAAAGCAGTGCGTCAGATGAAACGCAGCGAGGAAAAGATAACAGAAATGCGCTTAAGTAAGATCATGCCATCCGCTGACAATGACGGTATGCCACATGCACACAACAACACCGATCTATCCGGTTACGCTGCACTACTGGATGAAGAGGAAAGACGATACATGAAAGCCAGGTATCGGAGAATTAAAATCTGCAAGGAAATCACGGACAAGATAGAACGCATGGATAATGAGGATGAAAAGGATGTGCTGGTGTATCGGTACATAAGACTGATGAAGTGGGAAGACATCTGTGTAAAAATAAATCATAGTTGGCAGCATACACATAGAATTCATAAAAAAGCACTGGAAAATTTCAAAATGTGATTAAATGTGATACCAAAGGTATGATATTGTTATACTGAACCAAAGGTTCAAAGGGAGATTGCTTCGGCAGTCTCTTTTTTGTTATCCATAGCAAAGCGGCTCCATGAAACCCAGGGGAGCAGCGACCTCCATACATAAGGCAGGGAATGAAGCATGAATAAAGGAAAATATAATGATCCTACAGCTGAGCAGGCGATTGCTCATGTAATGAAAGAGTATAGAAGAAAAAAGAAACAGGAAGGTGGCAGCAGTGGCAAGAAGTCCGAACGAAAAGGCAGAGAAAGCCCGGGAACTGTATAAGGGTGGAATGAAGCTGGTTGAGATTGCAAGTCAACTAGATGTTCCTCCCGGTACAGTTCGAAGATGGAAAAGTACATACCATTGGGATGGTGAACATCAAAGCGCGCGTTCGGAAAAGAAAAGCGAACGTTCGGAAAGTAAAAAGGGCGTTAAAAAAAAGGCTGTAGCTGATGAAGTCAAGCAGGTAATCCAAAACCCCGCCTTGACCGATAAGCAACAGCTTTTTTGTATACATTACATCCGGTGCTTTAATGCTACTAAGGCATATCAGAAAGCGTATGGTGTCAATTATGCGACCGCTGTGGTAAATGGTCCTAGATTGCTCGGAAATGCTAGGATAAAAGATGAGATCCTACGGCTGAAACAGGAGCGGCTTAATCGGGAGTTCCTGAGTGAGTCCGATATCTTCCAGAAGTACATGGATATTGCATTTGCGGATGTGACGGATTTTGTGGAATTTGGAAATGAGGATGTAGATGTGGTTTTGGACACAGGAGAACGAAAAATCATCACAGTAAGCCATGTCAATATCAAGAATGATGTGGACGTGGATGGAACGATCATTTCCGAAGTGTCCAAAGGGAAAGATGGTGTAAAGGTAAAACTTGCCGACCGGATGAAAGCCTTGCAGTGGCTTACGGATCATATGGATCTTGCGACTGACAAGCAGAAAGCAGAGATTGCATTACTGAAAGCCAAGGTACAGACAGACGATGGCGAGGAGATTGCAGACGATGGGTTCCTCGATGCTCTGAACGGCACAGCTGTGGAGGATTGGGGCGATGAAGAAAATTAAGAGGATTTTCAAATTTCAACCATTTTCCAAGAAGCAGCGCAAGGTATTGAACTGGTGGTGTGAAGATTCTCCGGTTAAAGATAAGGATGGTATTATCGCCGATGGCGCTATCCGATCTGGAAAGACAGTGAGCATGTCACTTTCGTTTGTTATGTGGGCGATGAGCTCATTTGACGGCGAAAATTTCGGTATGTGTGGCAAGACAATTGGCTCTTTCCGCAGAAATGTACTATTTTGGCTTAAGCTGATGCTCCGTAGTCGCGGTTATACCGTGGCAGATCACAGGGCTGACAATTTGGTTATCATCACAAAAGGTGATGTGACTAATTATTTTTATATATTCGGCGGCAAAGACGAACGATCACAGGATCTCATTCAGGGTATCACCTTGGCTGGGGCCTTTTTTGATGAAGTTGCGCTGATGCCGGAAAGTTTCGTGAACCAGGCAACCGGACGATGCTCCGTTGATGGTTCAAAGTATTGGTTCAACTGTAATCCGGATGGACCATATCACTGGTTTAAGACAGAATGGATTGATAAGGCAACCGGATATCTTGGGAAGAAAAAAACAGCAGAAATAAAAGAGAAAGCTGCGGCAGAAAATCGCGATCCGGGATTGAAAGATATTCTATATCTGCATTTTACGATGGATGATAACTTAAGCCTGTCTGAGAAAATCAAGGAACGATACCGCAGCATGTACACCGGTGTGTTCTACCGCCGGTATATCCTTGGACTGTGGGCGATGGCAGAGGGCATTATTTACGATATGTTCGACACTGCCAAGCATGTTCTTTCCAGTCTGAATAATCTGGTCAATGCGAACTATTATGTGTCGTGTGACTATGGTACGCAGAATGCAACTGTATTCCTGTTGTGGTGTAAAGAGCACTCCGGGCGATGGGTATGCTGTCGCGAGTATTATTATTCTGGCCGTGATGAAGAAAGGCAGAAAACGGATAGCGAGTATGCGGATGATCTGGAACAATGGCTTGCCGGGATAAAACCGGTAAAGATCATCATTGACCCGTCTGCAGCATCGTTCATAGCAGAATTGAAAAAGCGTGGTTATGCGATCAAGAAAGCGAAAAATGATGTATTGGACGGCATTCGTTTTGTGGCATCCCTGTTGAATCAAGGGAAAATCGCAATCAGTGACCAATGCCCGAACACAATTAAAGAATTTGGATCGTACATATGGGATCAGAAAGCATCTGAGCGTGGAGAGGATAAACCGGTGAAGCAGCACGATCATGCAATGGATGCACTGCGGTACTTCTGCTATACAATTATTCGCAAGCTGGGAAGCATCAGTATTTTGAAGTGAGGTAACAATGGATATTGATACAATGAAACAACTGATAAAAAAATATGAGCCCGGCCATGCGGCATTTGTGACGCGTGCGGATATAGCAGAACGTTATTACCGCAATGAGACGGACATCCTGTTCCGGGACAAACCCAAAGACAAGGAAAAAGAGGAAGCAGACAATCCGCTGCGCAATGCAGACAACCGGATTCCCCGGAACTTCCATGGTCTGATCGTAAACCAGAAAGCATCCTATGCTTTTACTGCACCGCCGCTGTTCGATGTAGGCAGTATGGCGAGCAATAAGCGCATCACGGAAACCTTGGGTGATGAGTATGCCAAGAATTGCATGGAATTGTGTGTGAATGCTGCCAATACTTCCATCGGCTGGGTGCATTACTGGCAGGGCGATAATGGTTTTGAATGGGCAGTTGTTCCGTCTGAGCAGATCATCCCGGTGTTTGACCGTAGCCTTAAACGCAGGCTGATCGGAGCCATGCGAGTGTATCCGGACATCGACGATGCAACTGGGGATAATTATACGGTATATGAATACTGGACGGATAAAGAGTGTCAGGCATTCCGGCGAAGAGCAGGCGAGACACTTAATCTGCTGACATACTATGAAATGTTTGTTGATCCAGCCACCAGTGATATGGTTGCCGATTACCGGCATGATTTCGGAGAAGTACCGTTCATCCCGTTTTACAACAACAATATCCATACAGATGATTTGCGCAACATTAAGCCGCTGATAGACGTATATGACAAGGTTTACAGCGGCTTTATCAATGATCTGGATGATATACAGGAGCTGATCTTTGTACTGTCTGGATATGGCGGTGAAGATCTGAATGGATTCCTATCTGATTTAAAAAAGTACAAGACCATTAAGGTAGATGGGGATGAGGGCGGTGCGGTGTCTACGCTGAACATTGAGATTCCGATTGAAGCCCGGAACAGTGTACTGGATGCAACTAGAAAGGCAATCTTCGAGCAGGGGCAAGGCTTCGATCCGCAGCCGGAGAACTTTGGTAATCAGTCTGGTGAAGCGCTGAAATTCATGTATTCGCTCTTGGAAATGAAAACCGGATTGATGGAAACAGAGTTCCGACTTGGCTTTGCTCGGCTGGTGCGTGCGATCTGCAAAGCGCTTGGCATTCAGTGCGGTACGATCATCCAGACATGGACCCGTACCTGTATCAAGAATGATACGGAGCAGGCGCAGATTTGCAAGGATTCCGTAGGAATTGTAAGTAAAAAGACGATTCTGAAAAATCATCCGCTTGTGGAAGATGCAGATGAAGAATTGAAGCAGATCGAAAAAGAAGAAAAAGAAGCGCAGGAAAAAGCTGATCTGTATTCGGGAGCATTTACGAATCAGAATAAAACAGATAACAATCAGGACAACAACGATGGCGATACGGGGCAGGATGAATGAAAAACGGTGTATATTGGAAAAAACGCTTCAAGCAGATAGAGGAATCCCAGCATCAGCAAGGGCTGCAGTGCTATGCAGATATCGAAAAGCAATATCTTGTAGCACAGCGGCAGATGGAAGCAAAAATCAATGCCTGGTATCAGCGTTTTGCAAATAATAACGCGATTTCTCTTGTGGAAGCACGCCGGTTATTAAATTCCAGTGAATTGGATGAACTGAAATGGGATGTCGAGCAGTACATACGGTACGGAAAAGAAAATGCTATCAATGGTCAGTGGATGAAGGAACTGGAAAATGCTTCCGCAAAAGTACACATCAATCGGCTGGAGGCATTGAAGCTTCAAATGCAGCAGTCATTGGAAGTGATGTTCGGTAATCAGCTTGATAGTGTTGATTCTACAATCCGTGATGTTTACCAATTCGGTTTTCTCCATACTGCCTATGAGATTCAGAAGGGGATTGGAACTGGATGGAGTTTTGCATCTCCGAACGATCGGCTGATTGATACAGTGATCCATAAGCCTTGGGCGGCAGACGGACAAACGTTTTCAGACCGGATCTGGACGAACAAACAGAAGCTGGTCAATGAATTGAACACCACCATGGTACAGAACATCATCACCGGGGCTGATCCGCAGAAGACGATTGATGCCTTGGCGCGGAAGATGAATGTATCAAAACAGAACGCGGGCCGCTTGGTTATGACAGAACAGGCGGCTTTTTCCAATGTAGCGCAAAAGGATTGTTTTGCAGAACTTGGGGTGGAACAGTTTGAAATATTGGAAACATTAGATAGTTTTACATGCAGTCTTTGTGGTTCTATGGACGGGCAGCATTTCCCTATGAGTCAGTATGAAATTGGTGTGACAGCTCCGCCGTTCCATCCGAACTGCCGTGGGTGTACCTGCCCATACTTCGAAGATGATTTTGGAGTGCCGGGAGAACGTGCAGCGCGTGGTGAAGATGGAAAAACATATTATGTACCGGGCAATATGACATATGAAGAGTGGAAATCCTCTTTTGCAGATGGTAACAATGCAGCGAAAGACCGGTTGGGAATTATCACAAACAATAATAAAAGCAACCCGAACTATTATGATTTCAAGGGTAAAAATGTGGATACGGTCGAGTCGGAAATCTGCAAGTTCGACCATGAGGTTGGAGTTATATTTGACAATGGGAAAGCGGTAAATTGCCAGTTGGGAAATGAGGATACTATAGAATTTACGAAGTATCAGCTTAAAATGATGAAAGGAAAAGATGTTACTCATAATCATCCATTGAGTACGCCGCCGTCCCCAGAAGATCTGTATCTGCTGGTAAATTATAAAGTCAAAAGTTTCAGAACCTGTGGGGAAAACGGTACATATGTGTTAGAATATAATGAACAGGTAGAAAAACTTCCAGATTTCAAGACATTTAGTGATACATATGACGAAATTATATATGAATTACAAGATAAATATTACGATGAAGTGAAACATGGAATGAAAAAACAGGATGCGATCATATTACTTGGAGAGGCTGCTTGGGAAAGATTGTGTGAACTATATAATGTCAAACCTAGATTTGAAAGGCGGTAATTGTCATGAGCAAATATAAACCATATGAAATAGATAGATATAAGCTGAATCTGTTTTGCGTATGTTTGAACTGCAGTAAATACAGAGGCTCAAGAAACGATTTTTCAAAATATTGTGATGCTTATCCCAAAAATCTTCCATCTGAAATTTGGAATGGAAAAAATATAAAATGTCCGCATTTTGAAGAAAAGCAGGGGTGATAGTATGGTGAAACTTATAAAAACATTAGATGTTCAAAACGCATCATTGAATGTGATCACAGCTGGCAGACGATTTCCGCTTGCACAATTTGCTGGGAAAATAGAGATCACAGAGCACCAGAGTATGGCACCTGTTCTTGGGAGAAGATGCAAAGGTGAAAAGAAAATCTATGCATCCTTTATTTTATGCCAGAATATTGAGTATCAGTCAGATGATACATTTAATACCGGAAAAGTATATGAAGCAGTCGGAGATGTGCAGGGAGAGCAGTCTTGTGAAAGATTGATCTTCTCAGGACTTCGCTTTGAAGATATGGATCCGTTGGAAGGAACAGTAACACTTGAAGTGACTGATTTGGAACTGATCCGGAAAATGATAGAAATGTAAAATTGAAAGTTACCACCACTCAGAAATGATATGGTGGTATTTTTGTGCTCAAAAATAGGTAATAACAGGGCAACCGGAAATTTATGAACAGAACAGCGCAGAGGTGACGCTAAGTAAGTTTCTCCGGCAGTCCTGTTTTTATATTGTCCGAAAGCCTTATGACGTTTAAACTGCGGCAATTTGCCCTTATGCATGGCATCAAAACTGCATACTGCTGTGGAGACACCACGCTTAAAAACGGTGCAGGAAAGGAAACTATGGAATTTTTAAAAGACATTTTAGGCGAGGATCTCTATAAGCAGGTGTCTGATACCGTCAATGCCTATAACGGAAAGCCGGAGAATAAGGAGAAGCAGGTGAAAATCGCAGATCTTGGATCTGGTCAGTATGTTGACAAAGGTAAGTATGATACCGCCGTGGCAGAAAAAGAGAATCTTGCCGGTCAGATCAAAACGCTCAATACTACGATTGGAGAATTAAAAAAGAACAATGCAGACAACGAGACGCTGCAGACAACAATTACCAATTTGCAGGGAGAACTCAAAAAGCAGCAGACAGCCAATGAGCAGATCACAAAGACATACGCGCTGAAAGATTCCCTTGCAAAACAGGGCGTGCTTGATCCGGATTATCTGATCTACAAAGCTGGTGGGCTTGACAAGTTCACATTTGACAAGGAAGGTAAACCGGTTGGTGTAGAGGATGCAGTAAAACCGTATAAGGAAGATAAGGCAATGGCGCATCTGTTCAAACAGGAACAGCAGAAACCACCATATCATCCACAGGGCGGTACCGGAGGAGCCGGAACTACAAATCCGTTCGCAAAAGAGACGTTCAATCTTACCAAACAGGGTGAACTTTTAAAATCAAACCCGGAGCAGGCGAAAGCAATGGCTGCAGCCGCAGGGGTAACAATTTAAGGAGGTAAATTTCTATGGCAATTACAAAAATTGCAGACGTGATCGTACCGGAGCTTTTTAACCGGTATGTGATCAACAGAACGATGGAGCTGTCCGCGTTTTTCCAGAGTGGGATCGTGGTAAACAGCCCGGAATTTGATACACTGGCATCTGAGGCGGCAAGAACACACAACATGCCGTTTTTTGAGGATTTACAGGGAGAATCTGAACCAACACTTGAGGATGTAGAAATGACACCGGCAAAGATCGGTTCTAACAAAGATGTATCCACCACAATCCTTCGTCAGAAGATGTGGGCAGCAACTAACCTGTCCGCAGCACTTGCCGGAGCGGACCCGATGAAAGCGATCGGCGATCTGGTGGCACAGTACTGGGCGCGCGATATGCAGAAAGAATTGATTGCGATTCTTGCGGGTGTGTTCGGAACCACCACGGCAGATCCAAGCGGAACACCGAAAGCGGAGACCAGAATGGAGGATCATATTCTGGATCTGACTACAGGAAAGACAGATGCAGCAAAGCAGATCAGCGCATCCGCATTTATTGATGCGTGTCAGATGCTTGGAGATGCACAGTCACAGCTTACTGGTGTGGCAATGCACTCTGCGACCAAGTCTTATCTGAAAAAGTTGAATCTGATCGAGACCGAGCGTGATTCTACTGACGTGGAATTTGATACTTACCAGGGAAGACGTGTGACCGTGGATGATGGCTGCCCGGTTGCAGATGGAGTATACACAACATATCTTTTTGGCAATGGAGCGGTTGCCTATGGTAATGGTTCTCCGGTCGGTCATGTAGCTACTGAGACGGATCGTGACAAGAAGACAGGTGGCGGTGTGGATTATCTGATTAACCGTAAAGCGTTTATCTTGCATCCGAGAGGAATTGCATACACTGGTGCAAAACGTGAGCATGTGGAAACTCCAACTAGGGCAGAACTTGCAATGGCAGAGAACTGGAAGCCGGTATATGAGCCGAAGCAGCTTAGAATCGTGGCTATCAAACACAAGATCGGGTAAGCCTATGGAGCTGGCAAAGTTAAAGGTACTTCTTGGAATTGAGGATGATTCCAAGGATGTGATTCTTGAATTTGTCATTGCGGACGTAGAGGAAATCATAAAGAATTATTGCCATGTGGAGGAAATGCCGGATGGACTTGTGAATACCGGCTACCGCATGGCAATGGATCTGTACCGGAATGAGAATATTGGAAGTGAGACGGCAGCAGTTGGAACGGTTTCTTCTATCTCTGAGGGAGATACCTCTACATCTTTCCAACAGTATGTTGATAATAATTTCAAGGACACGGTGCTGAAAAATTATAAGTCCTCACTAAACAGATACAGGAAGGTGGCGTGGAAATGATCGCGGATGCAATCAAACAGGCACAGGCACTTGCAAGGAAAGCCCAAGAAGCCACATATGATGGCAGATGCACGGTTATGGAGCATCAAAAAGCAAAAGATCCAAAAACGAAGATTACCACGGAAAAAGATGTTGTGGTATTGGAAGATGAACCTTGCCGCTTATCATATTCCAGTGTCAGTGCAGTGGATCAGACGGAATCAGCAGCAAAGACGGCACAGGTCACAAAGCTGTTTTTATCTCCGGACGTGCAGATCAAGCCGGGAGCAAAGATTACAGTAACACAGGCTGGTGTGACACAAAACTATAAATGCGGCGGTGTGGCAGCAGTATATTCGACGCATCAGGAGATTGTGTTGCAATTATCAGAGAGGTATGCATGATGGGAATGGGAAGCGTGGATATGCGAGAGTTGGTAAAGCTTCAGGAGAATCTTAAAAAACTGGAGGATGAAGCAAAACGGCAGCAGTTCTGTGAAGCTTGTGCCAAAGAGCTTGCTGCCAGATTACTTACATATGTTATTAAACGTACTCCAGTTGGAAATTATTCTTATGAGGTCACTGCAACAGCAAAGCGTGACGGTAAAAAGCATAAAAAAGGTGAGCAGTATACTAAAAGGATAAATCCATCGGGAAGAAAAGGCGGTGTTTTACGCCGTGGGTGGATTTCAAAAACACCAGAAGAGGCTGCGAAAGGCGGAAGAGTTTCTATGGATGAAATACTTGCATATGTAAATGGAGTACAGGTGAAAAAGTCTGGAAAGCAATACATAATTGAAATTAAGAATCCGATAGAATATGCAAGTTATGTTGAATACGGACATGTACAAACTCCGGGAAGATATGTTCCTGCCTTGGGAAAACGATTAAAGAAAGCATGGGTTCCGGGAAAACTTATGATGACAAAATCGGAAAATGATGTAAAGAGAATTGCTCCAAAACAGTTAGAAGCAGAATTTTATGAATTTTTGAAAGGGGCATTCAATGATTAACAACGTGATAGCCGGGATAGCAATTGCCCTGAACCAAGAGTTTGGGGATGATTATGAAATTTATACAGAGGAAATAAAGCAGGACTTGAAAGAGCCTTGCTTTTTTATTACCCTCTTAAATCCATCCAAGACAGATTTCCTATCCAAACGGTATTTGATGGACAATCCATTTTGTATACAGTATTTCCCGGAATCGGAGGACAATCCGAATAGTGAATGCCGCGATGTAGCTGATCGTATGTTATGGGCGTTGGAGAATATTACGCCTTTGGATGCAGATAGACCGGTACGAGGGACGGATATGCATCATGAGATTACAGACGGAGTGCTGAATTTCTTTGTAAATTACAATTATTTCGTCCGTAAGGTAGAGACTCCGGCTCCTCTTATGGAAACTATGACAACAATATTACATTTGAAAGGATAGGTGCGATATGGGTGAAACAAATACAGAAGTAAAACCACAGGTATTTGTGGATGTATTTACAAAGCAGCAGCTGGCAGAATCCAAACGCTATAAGAAAAAGCGGGATCTGTTGGAGGCGTTGTTGGAAAACGGAAAGACTTATACGATCGCGCAGGTGGATAAGATCATCGGCGATTATCTGAAGAAAGAGGTGAGATAAATGCCATTTGGCGGAGGAACATGGGTAACCCAGAACAAAGTAATCCCAGGTGCGTATATCAATGTCGTGAGCGCAGGGATTGCATCCGCGGCACTGTCGGATCGTGGTATTGCAACAATGCCGCTGGAACTTGACTGGGGACCGGATGATACGGTTTTTAAGGTTACTACAGCGGATATGCAGAAGTATTCGAAAAAGATATTCGGATATAGTTATACCGACGATAAGATGAAAGGACTGCGAGATCTGTTTGCTGGCGGAACCTTGGTGCTGTATGCATACCGGTTAAACGGCGGCGGGACAAAAGCGTCCAATGATTATGCTACAGCTAAGCACACGGGGACACGCGGCAATGCGATCAGGATCTCCATAGCAAAGGACGTGGATGATCCAGAGTCGTGGAATGTAACTACATATCTTGATACGTCCAGAATTGAAGTGCAGAATGTAAAAAAAGCGGCTGATCTGAAAGATAATGACTTTGTGACATTTAAAACAGATACGTTGGAACTTGCAGCAGTTGCATCGGCAGCACTGTCTGGTGGAACGAATGGTGTCGTCAATGGCGATGCGCATGCGGAGTATCTGGCAAAGGCAGAAGCCTACGGATTTAATACGATGGGCGTTGTGGTTACAGATGAGGTGACCAAGAGGCTGTATGTGGCATATGTAAAGCGTATGCGTGATGAAGTTGGTAAGAAGTTTCAGCTTGTGCTTTACAAGTCGGATGCTGACTATATGGGAGTTATTTCCACACCGAATAAAACGACGGACGAGGGCTGGCCGGAAGCATCCGCTGTATATTGGCTTACCGGGGTGGAATGCTCCACTGCGGTGAATAAGTCCTGCGAGGGCAGAGTGTACGATGGTGAATTTTCCATTGAGCCAATTGACAATGATCTGGAAGATTATATCAAAAAGGGACAGCTTGTGTTTGATAGAAATGATGATGAAATTGAGATTCTAAGTGATATCAATACACACATAACCATCACGGAAGATTGCAACGAATTTTTTTGCGACAATCAGACAATCAGGGTTGTAGACCAGCTTGCAAATGATGATGCACTGCTCTTTAAGACACGGTTCCGTGGGAAGTTCCCAAATGATGATCCAGGGCGGAACAGCTTGAAAAGTGGGCTGTGCGAGATCCGTGAAAAATTACAGAATTTGCGGGCTATTGAGAATTTCAAGCGGGATAATGTCACCGTGGAACAGGGAGAATCAAAGAAATCGGTAGTCGTTAATAATACGGTTGAAGTTGTAAATGCCATGAGTATTATGTACATGACTACAGTAGTGAAATAAGGGGGTGAAGTATAAATGAATAATGTGATGCTTGCAAAGGATTCTATCTCTGCAGCTCTTGCAGAGTGCTACGTGACAATTGGTGAACGTAGATACAATCTGATGACCGCAATCAAGCTTGAAGCGAATTTCAAGAAGAACAAGGCAAAGGTTCCAACTCTTGGCAAGACAGGAAAGGGAAATAAGTCGGTATCATGGGAAGGAACCGGATCTTGTACAATACATTATAATACGAGCATTTTCCGTAAAATGATGCTTGATTTTAAAAACACTGGTGAGGATGTCTATTTCGAAATTCAGATCACGAATGATGATCCATCCAGTGCTGCAGGATCTCAGACAATCACTCTTTTACAGTGTAACATTGACAGTGGAGTGCTTGCGAAATTTGATGCATCTTCTGACTCATATCTGGACGAGGATGTTAGCTTCACATTTGATGATTTTGATATGCCGAAAGAGTTTCAGGAAATTATTGGACTTGCAGCGTAATATTGCCCCTTATGTGTCTGGCATGAGGGGATTTTTCATAGGAAGAAAGCAATCTGGTGATATGTCAAGCTAATTTTTGAAATGATTTTGATATGTATTTCAGAAAAAAGGGTAACTTTAATAG